CTTGGACGATTGAGCGATAGGTGTCCAATTCGCTTATAGGTTGTCCGTTATTCACGACGGTTGGCGTGGCTGCTTGGGGGTTGTTTGCAGCGTTGGGGCTTACAGTTGGATGGCTGTTGCCCTGGGATTGTTCAGTAGCGCTCTTTGCACTTTCAAGACTAAGGCGTCCGTGACAGGAGCCGAAATAGTCACCGAGGGTGATGGTGTTCCTCTGATGAGCGGACCGGTGGTGGTTAGCCGCAGCAAGGTAGCTGTCGAAGCGTGACGTGCAGTCAAGACAGACCCAGAGGCCTGAGAACTCGCAGCGATGGCTTTGAATCTCCTTTGCTGTACCAGTAACGGTACAAAATGCGTTAGGGCAAGGGATAGTAGACTCGCTCCTAGGATGACTATTGAGGCAATGGCGGACATATGATCGTTGATCGGGATGTTGGGTATGACAAGTGGAGCAGGATCGGCTCGCAAGATAGCTCATAGTGGGCACGTGAACAGATAGGATACTTTGGTATTCTTCTAATAAACCAGTAGATATCAGCCACTCTACGGCTGGCTCGTTTAAGAACTTGGCGAGGTACTTTGCGTACGAACGAAGTTCAATTTTCAACGGGGTGCCAGTGAGTTGTAGCCAGTAGTCTCTACAGGCGCGGACGGCTCTAAGTATCTCGTTATAGTAGTCCTTTCCATGGAAGAGAGCCTCGAGGAGGGCACATTCAAAGTTTTGAACGTACTGTTCCTCAGTGGCGCTGGTCGTCCAATGAAAGAGGCGCTCGATGGTGCTTTTCTTGAGGGCTCCGAAGGTGACAGAATTTCCAAGTTGGATGAATGAACGTGAACTGAAGTTGAAGTCGAGAACGCGCTTGATGGGAATGCCCGTTCCTCCGGTCTTTGTGGTGAGGTCATAGACCATGCCGAATTTGGCGTAAGCGTTCTTAAAGGTATGGAAGTTAAAGAAGCTTTGCACATTTGGGTGAATGGCCGTGATGATGTCATCACCGTTGACAAAGAAGCGGACGCACTTTGCCGTGTTTCGGAGAGATTCGTAATCTCCGTGTTCACTGAGGAAGTTCTTGTTCTCTTTGCTGATCTGTAGGAGGATGTAGTATCTCATGATGATATTGAAGATACCATCGTCCAAGTTGGTCTCTAAGCATCCAGAGTTGAAGGAGCCGTTGGTGACATAGACGACACCTTCGCAGGTATGGAGTTCGTGGGAATTCTGATGGGCAAGGGAGGTGAAGACGTTGTTGAGGTAGTCAAGGGAAAGGTCGGGTCGGGCGTTGTGTGCCCAGCGGGCTTTCAGTCGAGCACAGGCGAACTGGACTTGGAGGGGGATGCGTTTGTCGTATCTGCTGAAGTCTCCATCTTCACCACTGTCTGAGATCTTAAGGAGTTCCTCGAGGAGGTCTCCAGTCTCGGTGTAGGGGTTCATGCCGATGGTGAAGTTGGAACCGTCACGGATCCTGTATTTGTTGGCGAGGGCTACAAAGGCTCCGTTCCACTGTTTGTGGAGGAGAAAGCTAGCCAAACCAACATTCTCAAAGAGGCGGACTTTGCCAATATCGACCTTCTCGCTAGGGAGAAGCTCAGACTTGGCACGGGCTTCGATCATGTCCATAAGGACCTCGCCTTGGTCTGCGAGGCGCGACATGGTCTGGAAGCGGTCTTTTAATGCAATGGACTGGGGTGTTTTGCCCCATTTTAGCATGTAGCCACCGCCTGGTGTCGGGACTCTATCGAAGTACTGGCCTTTCTTGAGGAATCCGGCCGAGACGCCAAAGAAACCTGCACTCTTGTCACAGTCGAGGCCATTGAGGTAGCCATAGAGAGGAGATTTGGGGTCAGTGACTCCGTTCTTAATCTCGTGGTCGTTAAGTGGCCTCCAAGCACCGAAGGATGGATAATTTTCGGCAAGGAAGTCAACCACTGTGTTAAGAATTTTCTCGTCCATGGTGAAGGGGTCAAAGCTTAGGGTCTGGATCTGGGTGCCTAGGAGTGATGGTTTCCCGGCGCGGGTGGACAGTTGGGGAAGGAACTCCTCCTTAACGTCTCGAAGTGAACTGGGAGCGTTTCTGCATTCGTTCTTAAAGGGAACGATGGAGGAGAAGATTGATGGTACGTGGTCGGGGGCGTTGGAAGATGGTCGATAGGCTCGGCGAGTGAAGCCAAGCTGCTTGAAGCGACCGGTGTCTGGAACATCAAAGAGTTCGTC